CCTATCTTTAATGTTATGCCGTTCACTGGCTATGCAGGTCAAGCGATTCTAGTTAACCGCGAAGCAACTCTTGGTGACGCTCAAAACCTAGCTATCGGTGGAAGCATCACAGCTAAAGCGGCGAGCACATCAGTACAAACGCCATTTACTGCAATCACTATCATCGGTGATGCTGAAATGAACGGCTTAGTACAAGCTCAATCATTATCAGGCGGCGTAGATCAATTGATGGCTGAAGTATCAAGTAAAGCGAAGTCAGTTGGTCGTTTGATTCAGACTGGTATGGCTTCTGGTACTGGTACATCTCCGCAAATGCATTCATACGCTTCATTGTGTGATGCAAGCCAGTACACCACAGCATCGGCAGGCCAAGCGTTATCGTTTGAGTTGTTAGATGAATTACTTGACTTAGTGAAAGCTAAAGATGGCGAAGTCGATTACCTTATTGCCAACGGTGCGCAGTTACGTAAGTATCGCACACTAGTTCGTGCATTAGGTGGTGTTAATGAAGTTATGGCCTTTGAAATGCCTAACGGACGCACACGTAACATCGATGTTTACAACGGTATCCCAATCTTCCAAAACGATTATGTTACCTCTGTTGAAACTGCAAACGGTGGCGCATTATCAGGCGGCGCATTAACTTCTATTTACGCTGGTTGTTTTGATGACGGTTCAATGAAAATTGGTCAATCGTTTATTCATCCTGAAAGTGTGGCTGCTGGCATCCAAGTTGATATGGTTGGCCTAGCTGAAAGTAAAGACGAATCAATCACTCGTGTTAAAGCTTACGCCAATTTTGTAAACTTTAACCGTCGTGGCCTTGCTCGTTTAACTTCTTTAAGCGCTTAGTAAGTAACTATTAACAAGGCATTCTCCGGAGTGCCTTTTATAATATTGATTAAAAGGTTTTAAGATGAAAGTAACATTGAAAACAAAAGAAGCTAATTGCAGAGTGTACGGGTTAGAGTTCGATCTGCTTGGTGAGTGTGAAGTAGAAGAAAAGGTTGCAAAGTCTCTATTGGATGCGGGTTTACTAGTAGAAGTTAAAGCCGAAAGAAAGCCTAAGCGCTAATGAGTGTATTGACCTTAGACCATTCGTTTACAGCTAACGATAGCAGCCCCTTTTCAAATGTACCATTGAGCATTGATTATATGTTTTTTGTTACTGGTGACTTGGGTGGCGGTAAGATGGCGCTTGAGGCATCACCGGACGGCGGCGTAACATGGTTTACTGTTGACCAGCTTGTTGGTCCTGGTAGATTGATTCGCTACCTAGTGAGCGGCGAGAAAGTAAAGCTTACATTGTGCGACTCCACGACAACACCTAACTGCTCTGCCGGTATTCGTCAGTGAGCTGTGCTAACACCATATACGACACAACAGGCGTCACTGTACTTGCTGCTGATGTGTTGAATTTAGATTTTGGTAGCGGTTCAACAGAAACGTCAACAATAATTACCGGCGTATCTGGCGTTACATCAACATCAATAGTAAATGTCACATTAAGAGCAGAAGAAACATCAGAGCATAATGTAAATGATTTGTTAGTCGACCCAATACGCGTACAGGCTCACTCACTTGTTCCAGGTGTAGGATTTACTGTTACTGGCTCAATGGATAACGCCACAGCAAACGGTAATTACAAAGTTAACTGGATTTTATACCAAAGGTAAATAAGATGGCAGTAGAAATTAAAAGCGGCAACAGTTCAGATTTGGCAAGTGTTGACTCGGTCAGTAAAGCGATACGCGCAACGCTTTATAATAGTGAAGGTGTTGAAGGTACGCGCGAAGTCCCTGTTGAGATTGTTATAGCTCCAGTTAACGTGCAATATAACGACATCATAAGTTCAACAGATGTCACAGAATATAAATTTATATCATTGCAGTTAACTGGTACTTGGGTTGGCACAGTATCATTTCAAGGTTCAAACGATAACGGTACTTTTTACGATATAGTTTCCCAGAATATAACATCGACAACCTTTCCATTTAGCTCATCAATTACTGGTATTTCTTTAATGAAAATACCAGTGATATACAAATACTTTAGGGCCAGAGTTACCGAATACACATCAGGAACAATTACCGGCACAGCATACGCACACAAAGAAGATAAAGCGCTTAGTGGTGTAGCACAGATTGGTCAAGTAACACTAGCGGCTGAAACTACAAAGGTTATAGGCACAGTTAACGTCGCTAACGTGGAGTTTTCATCAGTTGGTACGATTACAGCAGCAGATACCGCATTGCCTGCACCATCATCGACCGGTGTTCTTTTATCAGGCACGCCAAGCGTAAACTCTTATGCTGTACTCGCATTAGAAGCGAAAGACTCGACTTGGTCTGCTGAAATTACTGGCGACTTAGGTGGGGGCATCTTCTACTTTGAAGGGTCTACCAGCTCAACCGATGGTGTTGATGGTAATTGGTTTGGTTTAACTGCTTTACAGGGTGGTAGGACTGACTCAGTGTTGATAACAGGCACGACAGTTACAGGAGAATTTCAAGGTAATGACGCAGGCATAAAGTACTTTAGAGTTAGGGCATTGTCAGGCGTAGGCATTAGCGCAATCGTTACTATTAGAAGCTCTTCAGGCACTAGCTCTATATTCTTAAAGGAGGCTCTACCGGCTGGCGTAAATGTTATTGGTAAGGTTGTTGTAGCTGACGATCCAAACGAAACAGATTTAACTGATTTTTATGTAACAACTCCGGGTGATGTAAACTTAAACTCAAGAGTCATACGAGGGCAAGCAGGTAAACTTTACAGTATAGTAATGACAAATTACACAGCAACGCCACGTCATGTAAAAATATATGACACCGCGTCAACTCCTGTTGCTGGTGTTGGCGTTCCTGTCATTGTGTTGAGTCTTGCTGCATCTGGAACTCTAGCTTATCCATTAAAAAACAGTGGCTTAAAATTCACCAATGGTATAGCGATGACTATGGTGCTAGGCGCTGCTAATAATGACGATACAGGTTCAGCAACTAACGCTGATGTTTCTTTAACGTCAATATTCACATAGATTAGGAATAAAGATGGCTTTAATTATTGAAGATGGTACGCAAGTAGCAAATGCCAACTCATACGTTACTGATGCTGAATATGTGACGTATGCAGCACTCAAAGGCTTGACCATTGGAGCTACAGAGTCACTGAGAGAGATTGAACTATTAAGTGGCATGGATTACTTGCAGAATCTCGAGCGCTCAATACAGGGCACTAGAGCAAGCTCAACACAAGAGCTATCATTCCCGCGTTACAATGTATTATTGTACGGTTACTTGTTGTCGTCTGATAAAATACCAAGAGAACTAAAAGAGGCACAGTTTGAATCAGCGGCCTATGCAAGTTCAGGTGTATTACTAATCAGTGGCGAAGAAACAAACGTCTCAAGCTTTAGTGTTGATGGCGCGATAACTGAATCATATTTCAAGGGCGGCTCTAGCGTTAGAGTTAGGCTTGATAGATTCCAAGCGAAAATGAAACCGTTATTTGCTGACCCTACTAAATTAGTTAGAACATGAGTGCTGCAACTATACGCTCAAAAGTTAAAAAGCTACTAGCTAAGGCAGTTATTAAGACAGGGTCACCTAATAGCGACAAAGTTTACTTAGTAAATAAAACATTTACAGCAGGCACGCCACTAGCGCCGTCAGTACCAACGACATCAAACATAGAGTTACTTAATGCGGTGTTTACTAATTACGACGCAAGCTATGGTGATATAAATATATTGGCTGGCGATAGAAAATTAGTCTGTGATAATACTGTGACTATTAAGCAAGGCGACACAATCACTCAGGGCGACGTGAGCTACAAAACTATTGCAGTTGGTATAATCGCGCCAGCGTCTGACGTTTTGCTTTATAAGCTGCAAATGAGGGTGTTGTAATGCCATTGCAAGGTCTTTATTCTGTAAAGTCAGCAATGACTAGCGCTAAGGTTAATCTTAATAATAAGCTAAGGATTATATTCTTCAAGGGCTTGCGCGACATGATAAAGCCCACGCCTGTCGATAGTGGTAGAGTAAGAAATAATTGGTTTCTTACTGTCGGTGTTGCTTCAGGGTTAACAGAAAGAAGCGCAAGTAAATCAGGTGGCGGCTCTATTAGAAGCTTAAACTCTATGCCAGAAAGTATATTAAATAGTAAGGTTTATTTTACTAACAACATGCCATACGCCACCACGTTAGAGTATGGTGGATATTCTCAGCCAGGCACTGACAAAACAAGTAACGGCTTCAGTATTCAAGCGCCTGATGGATGGGTAAGAAAGGGCTTGCAGGATATGCGTAAAAACATAAGGGCATTATGAGCTATTTAAAAACAAAGCAAGCATTGATAACTCAACTACTATCAACGCCAATAACAGGCGTGACTGCTGCTGACATAGCATTCGAAAACAAAGACTTTGACCCAGCAGGCAAGAGTTTATGGTTAGCTTGTTACTTTATACCGGCAACCAGTGACTCATTAGGCAAGACTCTAGCATCTAGTGACGAGCAGCGAGGTATATTTCAAGTGAGTGTGTTTGTCGCAATGAATAGTGATAACTATGACAACGCACAATTTACAGTTATTGATGAAGTCCTCGCAGGTTTTCGCTATAGCACTAATACAGTGTATAATGGTACGCAGGTTGATATTTTAGAATCAACAGTAAATAACGGCACGCAAAACGAAGCGTTTTTCAAACGTGACATATCAATATCATATTTAACATTCAACGAAAGGTAGAATAACATGGCTGGTGAAATTAACACAACCAACACAATAATCACAAATAGCACAGGCGTTATTGTAGGTCAAGGTGCGTTAACTCACACTTTCGCCGGTACGCCTATCGACATTAGCAATAAATCAAATGGTGATAACGTCACTTATT